CATCTTAAAAATTTATATAAATTTTTAAACATTGAGTATTATCCACATTACTTTGAGAATTTAAAACAAGTAGAAGTTAATGGAATGCAATACGATGATACAGTAGTAGGTAGTAACATGCATAAAGTGTGGCCTGGAAAAATAAGAAAAATATATAATCCATACATAGAAAAAATACCCCAAGAAATAAAAGATAAATATGGACATATTATACTTTGACAAATAAACCAAAACAACTATAAAGGAAATACTATGAAAGATGAAAAAAGAAATATTATATCTGTAATTGAACAAGAACATAATCATTTAAATAATATTTTAGATGACGATCAATTTAAACAGTTTAAAGAACTTACTGCTGAACTTAAAGATACTTGGCATAAAAAACAAGTGTTTAGAACAGAAACTGAAATGCGTGTATCTGTTTTAGATGATGGACGTTACCCCAACAGAGCTGCAAAATATTGGCAGTGTGTTCGAGAACAAAATGTATTTTTAGAAAATTTAATGAGCTTGTCTTTTGATTATAGAAAAAATGATATTGAAATAAAAAAATTATATATTAAAATTGAAAAAGAAAAAGATGAATTAGAAGGACAATTATTAAAAATAGAATTAGATGAAAAAATTTACGGAAGAGCTTGTATGGAACTTACCGCTAAAGATAGAATGAGAGAGATAAATCTTTGGTCTAATTTAAAAAAAGAATTTGATGATGGTACCTTTGATAACCAAAATGTTAATACTCATCAAGCTGTTTCTTTAAGACAAGTTTTAGAACATAAAAAATCTACCATCACTGCAGGTACTCCACAGAACGAAGTGTTTAATATTATGTCTCAATTAGAGTCTGTATACAGAGAAGAAAAAGAAGGTGCTTTTATTAAAAATAAAAAGGCAGAAGCTATTCCTAAAAAATAAATTTAAATGAAATTTACACCTATATATTTAGGTCAATCTATTATTATATATAAAGTTCCTCTAGATATATTTAATATAATTAATCACATTTATGAAAAAAATATTAATAAACTTCCTTTAGCTAACAAAAAATTAATAGGTAAAATAGAAAATGAACATACTTTATTTGATCATGAATTATCCCAAAACTCATTACCTAAAAACATATTAGGCTGGTTTGAGGATTGCTATAAAAATTATTTAAATTTTAATAACATTAAAAATTATAAATATAATATTAATTCTATATGGATTAACGAAATGAAAGAAAACGAATATAATCCTGCACATACTCATTCAGGAATTTTTTCTACAGGGCTTTCTTCAGTCATGGTATTAAAGTTACCTGATACTTATGGTAAAGAATATTCAGCAGAACATACTCCACAAAATGGAAAACTTCAAATGCTCGGATCANCTTCAGGTCAATTTGCTAAAGTAGATTATGAACCCCCTATGCAGTTAAGAGATTTTTATGTATTTCCTTATGATATGAGGCATGTTGTTTATCCTTTCAATGGAACAAAACAAGTTAGAAGAACTTTAGCAGCAAATTTTGATGTGGACACTAATGATATAAAGAATAAAGGAAAAGGTGTACATGATTATAACTGAACCTAAATGGAAAGCTTATATTGTCGGAACAAACGACCCTGTTTTTACTCCAGAACAATGCCAAGAAATAATTAAAATGGGAAGGGAAGAGCCTAAACAAAATGCTGAAGTGGGCGGAAATTCTAAAGGTGGTGGTGTAGATTTAAAACAAAGAACTTCAGATATTTCATGGATTCCCTTTGATAAAGCTATCCCAATGTATAGAACAATTGAAGAACTAATGTTGAAAACTAATAATAATCATTTTGGTTTTGAAGGAATGCAGCTGACCGAATTAGCTCAATACACAGAATATCAACCGGGGGGTTTTTATGATTGGCATGTGGATAATGATATTACTATGGAAAAACAACCTCCTGTTAGAAAAATATCTATGACATTAGCTTTATCTCCAGATGACGAGTATGAAGGTGGTGGTCTAGAGTTAATGGACGATGGAAAATTTGTTAGGCCTAAACAAGGTCACGCAATATTTTTTGCATCTTTTTGTAGGCATCGAGCAGTTCAAGTTACAAAAGGAATTAGGCGTTCTTTAGTTATGTGGTTTGGAGGTCCTTCGTTTAAATGAAACAAGACTTACATTTTGCAACTCCTGTTTATAGTTTTGATATAGGTAATAGTAATTTTAATAAATATTTAGAAAACCATATTTTAAAATGGAGGTCTGAAGATAAAGGGATAGATAGAACTAATGTAGACGGTTGGCATTCTCAAGACAACATGTATACTAAAGAAGAGTATAAACCTTTAGTTGAGGATCTCTACACAGCTCAAAAAAAAATATATGAAAAGGAAGGTTATTTATCAGAACCTGTTTTAGGTAATATGTGGGCAAATGTAAATCTTCCAGGTGGGTATAATAGGCCACACATGCATCCAAATTCTTTGTGGTCAGGAGTATACTACATAAAGACACCAGAGAATTGTGGTGAATTAAAAATAGAAGATCCAAAATCTGTCGGTTTAATGATGTCGCCAAAGAGAAGAGCTAAAAACTTACCTGAATATGCTTTAAGAGAATTTCATTACACACCTGTGTCTGGAAAATTAATTATGTTTCCATCCTACCTTAACCATTGCGTTGATATTAATAAGTCTAATGATATAAGAATATCTGTGTCATTTAATTTTTTACAGAAAGGAATGTTTTTATGAGTTTTAAAAATGGTAATAAATATCAAGTAATCAAAAGTGCAGTTAACTACGAGTTAGCTAATTTTATATTTAATTATTTCTTACTTAAAAGAGATGCAGTTAAATTTATGTATGATAATAACATGATCTACGATAATAGTATGATGGGAACATGGACAGATCAGCAAATCCCAAACACATATTCTCATTACGCAGATCCAGTAATGGAAACCCTACTAGTTAAAGTATTACCAATTATGAAAAATGAAACTGGACTAGACCTATGTCCTACATATTCCTATGCAAGAGCCTACAAAAAAGGTGATGAATTAAAAAGACACAAAGACAGACCAAGCTGTGAGATATCTACTACAATACACTTGGGTGGTGAGCCATGGCCAATCTTCATAGAAGGCACGAAAGTCCTGCTTGATGTTGGAGATATGCTGGTATATAGTGGATGTGAATTAGAGCATTGGAGAGAACCTTTTGAAGGTACTATCTGTGGACAGGTGTTTCTTCATTATAACCATGTGAATGGTCCTTTTGCTGAAGAAAACCGTTTTGATAAAAGACCTATGTTAGGTCTTCCTTCAATGGTCAAGGCATAATATAATGGGGTCATATGTTAACAAAAATTACGTTAAAACCAGGTTTAGATAAACAATCATCAGATACTGGAGCAGAAGGGCGATGGGTTAATGGAGACTATATGCGTTTTAGATATAGCTACCCAGAAAAAATTGGTGGTTGGCAGCAATTAACTTCAAGTAATTTAGTGGGTGCGGGTAGAGACCAACACGCTTGGGTAGATAATGCAGGGAATAAATATGTAGCAATTGGTACTAACAAGATGCTTTATATTTATTTTGAAGGTGCTGTCTATGATATTACCCCAATCGATACTACAAATATTCAAACAGGAGTTTCTATTGGAACTACTAACGGGTCTAGTGTTTTAACTTTTACTTATGGTGCTGCACACAATGCAACTGTAGGAGACATTCTTTTAGTAAGAGATGGTAGTTTTACTAACACACCTGTAGGTACTTCTTTTACTGCTGCAGATTTTAATGATAAATTATTTGAAGTTTTAAGCACTCCAAGTGCAACTACATTGACTACTAAAATGACTAGTTTAGTTAACAATAATGAAACAGGAACGGGTGGGGCTATTGGAACAATAACTATAGATCCTTATTATGTAATAGGACCTGTCACACAAGGTTATGGTTTTGGATGGGGGACTAATACTTATGGAGGACAAGTTATACCACCAACATTTACAACTCTAAACGGAGCCTTAGCTGATAACACTAGCGGTAATAACGGAAGTGCCACAGCTATTACACTGACTGCAACAACTGGTTTTACAATTCCTAGTGGTGGATCAACGGAAGTCATTCAAGTTGATAATGAATTAATTGGTTACACAGGTATTGCAGGAAATACAGTCACTGGGATAACTAGAGGATTTAGTGGTAGTGCTCGAACTTCTCATTTAAATGGTGTTACAGTATATGATGCAAGTAACTATGTAGGTTGGGGTAGTGCAAGTTCTTCAGCGCAAGTTGTAATTGAACCAGGACAATGGAGACTAGTTAACTACGGACAAATTTTATTAGCTTTAGTTCATAATAAAAAAGTATGGCAATGGGATCCAACTCAAGCTGGTGCTTTAACAACAAGGGCAGTTATATTACCTAATGCACCAACAGCATCAAGAGACATGTGTGTGTCAACTCCNGATAGACATTTAGTTTTTATTGGAACNGAAACAATAATTGGTGATTNTACAAGTCAAGANGATATGTTTGTAAGATTCTCTGACCAAGAAGATATTGATAGTGTTGGNTCTTATACAGCTAGTGCAACTAACACAGCGGGGTCACAAAGACTTCCTGATGGATCTAAATTACTTGCAGTAATAGCAGGTAAGACAGCNCTATATGTTTGGTCGGATACAGCAATGTACACCATGAAATTTGTAGGACAGCCTTTTACTTTTGGCTTTGAACAAGTAGGGACTAACTGTGGAATATCTAGTCAACACGCACCAGTAGAAATTGATGGTGTTGCTTATTGGATGGGACCAAATGG